CAGGCACATAGACATGCCCCGACTGCGGGTCAGGGCGAGGATTACGCAAAGCCTGTGGGTCAGGCCCCACCTTCGGCGGATATAGCTGCGGGTGCTTAGGCTCGAACTCGTCAGGACCGACAAGCGCACCCGTCCACTCCTTCCGCATATCCTTCAGGCGGTAGCGGAAACCAGAGCGGTCAGATATGCCCCATGCTTTATCGCCTCGAGCGTATGCCATCAAAACCTCAAGTAACGTGCGCTAGGCTGCAGTTTGAGCGGTACTCGGTCCTCGTCCTCTTCCGCTGCCCGCATAAACTCTTCCTCGTAAACCGCCTTGAGGATTTGAATGCGCTCAGGCGCTTTCTTCATGGCGAGGTAGTAGGCCAGGCCAGCGACCATACAGGGGTAGAAACGGAAAGGCACAGCAGTCGTGTTCTGCAGTGTGTCTGCGTCTTCGATGCGACGAACATAGTAATACACCAGCTGATCTGTTGAGTTTTCAGGCGTTTGCCACAGCGTAATAACTGGTTGGATCTGGCGGTCAAAATAGAACTGAGACGGGCGTCCCTGATCTGTTTTGTTCGGGAACGTCAAATACTCACCGCGACTGATCCGTTCGACCTCGTAATCCGTACCATCTCTACGCAGCACCATTTCCAAAATGTCAACGACATCCGCAGCAAGCGTATAAGTCGACGTGCCCTGCGTCAGGGTCGTCGTTGCTTGGGTCACGGTCCACAGGTTTAGGCCACGGTTTGCCCAATCAGCAAACATCAGGTTCAGAGACCGACGTGCTGTCTTGGCATCGTAGCCAGTACGCACCTCAAGGCCGCAACGCTCATACGCTTCTTCGATGAGTTCTGCGACGTCGAGGTTAAAATCTCTTGAACCAGATGTGGTCATTACATGCTACCTTTGAACTTTCCGCCACGACCTGACATGACGCAGCCGCCGTTAGCGTAGCCTTGTTTCACCATGCCACCGCTACGTTTAGCAGTTTTAGCCGCAGCTTTAAACGCTTCATCCGTGGGCGCACCTTCGGAACCAGGGCTGCGCATGCGCTCCCCAGATCCCCGGGCAATCCGCTCACGCTTAGCGTGGATGTTGGCGTATAGACCGCGCTTAGCCATTTTTCATACCCATGGCCATTTGCTTGCGGGGGCTGCACATGGACTGATCCATTTTGCCGCCACGAGCGTAGCCCTTCTTGGCCATGCCGCCTTTCTTGTAGCCTGACTTAGCCATGCCACCTTTCATCATTTTCTTTTTCATCGGAACCTCCGTGATTTGTTTGGACATTTGAGCGCGATTCATTTGGACCTCAACAGTTCTTCAAGGTGCTTAATTGTAGTTTGAGCCGCAGCAAGATCGGCCCGCAGATCAGAGATTTGACGCAGCAAATCCTCTTTTTCCTTGACCAGAGTATTGACCTGTTCCGCTAATCGGTCAACCTGGACACGCAATGTGTCGTTAAACTCGCCCCGTTCTTCACGTTCTTGCATAGCACGTTCGTGCGCTTGTTTCGAGCGGTTGCTTAAAAAGGTCCAGAGACCGCCGGCGCTTACCAGCGCAATAATAATCGGGGTCAGCATATCCATGTTCATTTTAGTTCTTCCCCTTCGAGCACGAACACGAGCCTAGTTGATTCGAGCATTTGACGATGAACGAGGTTCGCCAAATACAATGACCAGCAAGCCATCATGACCACCGCAGCGGAATGTGACACCGTTTCGATCATCGTCATCGATGTCATGCCGGGGGCGTGACTTGATATCCCACCCGGCGTAAGAGAATAATACACGAAACCAACGGGTTTGGGATCATGTAAAAGATAAAAACTCAGGACCATAGCTGATGTAACAAAATCAGCAATCAACGTGTACTTGAGGATAATCTTAGGCAACCAAACAACAGCAACAATTGTAAGAACTGACAACAATGCCCATGTCACTAAGATCGCAGTAGGCACCATACCAACAAACATGCCCGCGTAGGTCAGCCCCACGATGGAGCAAGCTATGTGTTGGGCCGGACCCGACGCGCTACGTATTGATTGATATGTACCTTTTAAACCTAGCATGTCATCACCACATCTTGCACGACCAATAGCGGGCCGAAAGTTTATCGAGCTTCTTGGTGTCGCAACCGTGGCGCGCGCGGAAGGACTTACGGCGCTTGGGGTTGTCCTTCTTAATCGTCATGTTGGCATCGCCAAAGCGGACGATCTTTTCCTTGCCTTTATCACAGGCTTTCACGACGAACTTCTTGCCGCCCGAAACCTCACGGCGTGGCTTGTTGCAGGCCATCTTCGACTTGTCTGCGCGCTTAGCCATGACTCAGCTTACTCGTAGTACAAACCGACTTCTGCGAGATTCGTCATATTGACGTATATACCGCTATTGACGATAAACCCGCTGTCAGGTATTTCGAGGTCGTTTGCATATGTATCGGAAGCGGCAACATTCTTGCACATAAGATGACGTTTCGGAGTTGCTCCCGCGCCCGGAGTGTACGCAACATACAAACAAGCTGGATCGCCAGTGATTGTGTCAGAGTTCAGCATAGTAACCGTGAAGGTATCCGCGCTTGTCACTGTGATCTCGTAGTTGCCTGATTGCGCATTTCCACCTGTCCCTGCGCTGAAGCAGATACCGACCCTATCGCCGGTGGAAAGCCCGTGACCAACATCGGTTACGGTGACAGTAGTGGTTGACTGCGCGTATGTTCCAGATACAGGTGCGGTGTCTGTGTCAAAGATAGTCAGCTTACCCGCGCTGGCTGTTCCAAGAAACGTGACCATTTTCAGCCTATGCTTACCAAGAGCAGCAAAGCCGCTCTCATTACGGGCAGCATGAAAGATTTGAGACAAGCTGTTCATTAACTCTACTCCTCTTTTAAGGAAGACTCCTCCCCGCACTCAGCAAGGAGGAGTTTTCTATTACGGTTGATCAGAGAACGCAGGTGCCGTTGCTGATGTAACGGTGCCAAAAATCTGGTAGTTGGTGTCGTCCAAACCAAGGAAGGTTACATCAAATGCCGCCGGCACGTTGATCGTGAAGATGCTGTTAGAGTCGCCATCAGAGCCAACAACCGATACTTCGTTGTCTGTGTCAAGGAAGGTCACACCGCCAATGAAAAAGTTGGTGTCATCGCCAGTGTCAAAGATTGCGTCATAAGAAGCTGCCGCAGCGCCGGCAAAGACAAAGCGATATGCAACGCCTGCCGCAGGGGCGGGAAGCGTGTAGGTGTTATCCTGCGAAGGATCAGGGACAAGGTTGATGCGACCACCGTTGGTTGCGGCAGCAATGGTTACATCGCCGTCAGAAACAGAAACGGGAGTTACTTGGAGGCCAGACGCGTCCAGAGTGAAAGAAGTAGTGAAAGCGCCGGTTGTGGTATTTTTTGAAACGACCTCAAAGCCGTTTTCAGAGCGAACCGGGCCCGAAAAAGTCGTGTTAGCCATGTGGATCTCCTGTCTTGGCTAGTGTCAGCCGCACCATGCAGCTGTCAGGGATGCAAAAAGAATACAGGAGCTACGCACAAAAAGAAAGGGGCGATCCGAAGACCGCCCCCAGTTGTTCCAACAGGGAGGTTGAAACTTAGGCCGCGCCGGGCGAACCGAATACGGCGCGAGGATCGCTGTAGCCGAAGCTGTAACGCTCACGTGCCTTAAAGCGCATGTTGCCGGTGTCGAAATCCGCTTCCATGTTGGTAGAGAGCGGAGTGCGCTCGAAGTGGACGAAGCCACGAGGAGCGTCGGTCATGACGAAGAACGCTTCTGGGTCGGTCAAGAAGTCGTTGACCGCGTAGCCGTCAGGGAGCATGCCCATCGAGCGGATTGCGTTTACGTCATTGTCGGCAGTGCCAACACGCAAGTTGGAAACCATCAGACGCTCAGCAACGAACTGCAGCTGGCGAGGGATGATCAACTTGGTGCCGCGCAATGCGACTTTCAGGCCGCGCTCGTCAACGAAACCTGCGATGCTGATCAACGCGTCCTCGAGGGAGGTCTCGTTGAGGTCAGCAGGCGTTGTTGGTTCGTTGGCGAATGTGCCGCCACCGGTCAGCGGGTGGTCAGTTGCGCAGAGCTCTTTGCCGTCGCCGCCTGTGAAGGACGAGCTAAAGGCGTTGTTGAGAACTGCAGCAGCTTTTACCTGCTTGGAGTGAGCCATGGAGCGGGCGAGGGCACGGGTGTAACGGCTGCCAAGGCGGTCGTACAGGTTGTCCTCGATTGCTTCCTCGGTGATCGAGAAGGCAAGTGCCACGGTCTCGTGGTTGTAACGGGCAGTGTATGCCTCGTTAGCGTTGTCAAAGGAAACAGCGGAACCTTCCGACTTGGTAGGCGCTGCTCCGAAACCGGACAACATAACTTCCTCTTCAAATGCTCGATCTGAAGATTCGGTTGTGTAGATCTCGGAATGCTGGTTTTCGTACCGAGCGTACTCCATGCCAAAGAGGGCATTAAGACCCGGCTCCAGCTCTTTCGCTAGTTGTGCGCGAGAGATAGCCATGTGTTAACCCTCCTTAGGCCAAGCCAGCCGTACCAGCACTGAACAAGTGGTTGTTGATAACAACAAGCACGTTCGTGTTGGCGGTGGCAACATCGTCGTTCAACGGATCTTGCGAGATGTCGATTGCCTTGAGAGGCAGGGTCGCAGTCGTCGCACCGGTGGTCACATCCAGTTCCAAGTTGGAAATACCGGAGGTGGTGTCACCGACAGGAGAGTTGTCAACGATGTCAAAGTTACCGAACAGGTCAGCTACAGGGAATGCAGCGTCTGCCTGAACTTCGAAAACGGTGTCTGGTGCATCAATTACAAACGCAATGATGTCAGACGCGTTGGTCGAGGCGGGGTAGTAGTTGGACCACTTCTGCTTGCCAGTGCTCGGATCGGTGTAGGTGCAGCCGTTAAACACACCAAGAATCAAGCCGCTGCCGCTAGCTGCAACACGCTCGATACCACCGCCAGTGACAACCTGAACGAGGTCACCTTGGTAGATCGATGTGCCGTAGTTAGCCGCAATGCGGTAGCGATTCTGTTGGTTAGAAAACGGAGAACCGTTCACCATGCGAACAGGGCGAAGACCGAAGGGAGAATCAAGATTTGCCATTTTTAGGCTCCTTCAGTTTCAAGTTACTCGGCGTCGCCTTGGCGACCACCGAAAGATACACGACTTTGCCGACTTTGATGGATCGGCATTGAAGGATGTTGCTCCTTCATCAAGTCCTGATCAACTGCAACCATTTGTTCGCGGGTCCGGTTCCCGTAATACGCGGATCGTTCTTGTGCAGTTTCGACAGGCATACGGCACAGCATCAGACCACCTTGACCAATTACACCTGCGTAACGACCTTCGTCGATAACAGGCGCTTCATAATCAGGATACTCATCGGCACGGACGGGTTCCCATCCCTCACGAAGCTTGGAATTGACATTCATCTTGTCTTCCTCGCCACGCATTGCGACTCGAATCCAACGATGCACATAACCCGCTGGGGGCTTGGGTGCTTCTAGGTGACTGGGCGGTGCCCAAGGTTTACGGCGCGAAGTTGCTTCGCGAGTTACGCTTTCGCGTGGTTTACGATTGTCAGCCATGTCTCACTCCTTCACGTACTTGGCATATTCCTCGAGAGGAACATTAAGTTTTTTCGCCATCGCGATTTGGGAAGGTGAGAGCTTCACCGACCTGCGCCCCGATTTTGCAGTGCTGCGAGATGCTGAAGCGCCAGCCGAGGCGACCTGTGCTCCACTCGATTTTTTGGCCGTCGCAAACTTCTGCGGAAACTCCGCGCGAATACGACGATCAACCTCAGTATAGTACTCTTCGCTCTGCGGGTCAAAGCCCTCTTCTTCAACCAACTTGCGATGAATCCCAAATGCCGCATAAGTCATGACCTCATCGGTCCCAAACCACTCGTTCTTCTCCGCCCATTCTTGGGCTTTGGGATCAGGTTGAGGGGCAGCTTGGGCCTGTGGTTGAGGTTGTGCTTGCGGTTGTTGCACGGGTTGAGCCTCTGTCGGCTGCGCCCGTTCAAAACGCATCTTGGCGTGATTTACGCGTTCCTGCGCCGCACCAATTTGCGCAATAAGTTGCTGCGTATCAAACATCTTATCCGCATCGCCAGACTCATAGGCCTCGCGATACTGACGTTTGGCGGACTCAAGTTGAGCCTGCAAACGCGCTTCTTCGGATGTAACATAGCCTTTGTCGAGGTTAGTCACCTGCGACTTGAGCTTTTTGTTTTCATCCAAAAGCTGCTGAGCAATACGTGCTGCTTCCTGACCATCACGCTCCGCCTTCCGATATTTCTCGGTCAGCTTCTTGATGCGGTTCTGCACGTTCTTGCTATATTCGTCGAGCTCATCTTTTTGAGGCTCTTCTTCTTTTACAGGGGCTGCTTCAACAGCCTCTTCCTGCGAAGTATCCTCTAGCTCAACTTCAACGCCGTCATCTTCAGGCGTTTCGTTTTCTTTCATGTCCTGCTCGGTCATGTTACCTCCTAGACGCTTTTAATGTCCGTGGGCTCAAGGATCGTAGCAATGACTTCGTCGTCGTTAATGACGCGAACCTCACCACCGTCAATCTTGAACCGCGAACCTGAATACCGGCCAATGCATACCCACTGCCCAACCTCGCACCACGGTGCAGCGTCAGGCCCGAACTTGTCGGGGTCTTTGTAGGCAAGCGGGCCGATCTTAAGCACGTAAGCCACAACCGTGGCCACCGCTTCTCGGTCCCGAACTTCGTCGGGAATATACAGACCACCTTGTGTCTTGGCTGTGCCTTGAAAAGGCATAACAAGAACACGCCAGCCAGTAGGCTGGGGCAGGCGCTCTAGTAATGATTTGTCGAGGAGAGACGGGTCTAGCACCCGTTCTTTCGCGTCTACAAACGCGCTTTCGGCAGAAACAGGAGCTTCCTCGGGCGCTTCGCCCTTGGCTCTGTCCTTATTAATTTTCTGCGCGACATGGTCAGGAAGATATAAGGTCTTCGACATCGTCAGCGTGGTTCTCCAGCAGGGCTTTGATTTCTTCTCTTGCGAAGGAGAGGCCCCGTACTTCTCCTACCAGAAGTTTATACTGCTCCCAATCGCGGGCAGCATCATGTGCAAGAGCACTTGCAATTTCTTGTTCGCGCTCTTGAAGAAGCTTATACATATATTTTGCAAAATCAACAACATCCATTACAGGATGTCTCGCTTGTAATCTTCCTGCATGACGGACTTAATCGGCCCACCTTTCACCCACTCATTGCAGGTGTAGGAAGCTTCGCAAACAAACTTGTAGATTTGGCAATAGCCAAGCTGTGGCTCGTCGTCATCGAGACCCATGCACTCAAGCATGTCTTCGGTTTGATTATACGCGCCGCAGTTGCCGCAGACCTCGTCAGCACGAAAGCCGCCATCCATCGAAGGATCACGGTAATCCGCCTCTTCTTCAGCAACCATCTTGTTGGCTTCGTTTACATCGCCGTCTTGTGTGGCAATCGGACAGTTGCTGTCCTCTTCCATCTTGTCGACTTCGATACCCTCATCAGGAATGAGCTCAATGACGATACGGGCCATTAGTAAGTCCCCCGAAACCCTTTGCCGGACATCTGAGAGGATTTGCAGCCGCGAACCATGCCGCCATCTTTATAGCGGCCCAGCGAATCCGTAAACTCTCTTTCAGCTGCTGCAGCGACTGCACGACGACGGGGGCGATCCGCTTCCAACTCTTCGGATGACATCCCATCAACACCTCTGCGGCGGTTCTCACGTCGCTCTAACATCTTTGCTGTCAGGTAACGAATCGGGGTACCAGCTTCTAAAAAAGACATAGGCTCTATACGCCGAGCGTTTGCCGCTCGTCTAGTTCCGTCTGCGATACGAGCAAGTTGTTCCTGTGATCGTCTTGGCATTTCAGTTCTCCTTTCCGCACTGGCGGGCGTAAGTTTCGTTGTGGATGACAGTGTCAACCAACAGCTGGCGGTCGTTTCTCATGAGCCACTCTACAGTACTTTGATCCTCAAATAAATGAGGCTTTGCAATGTCGCAGTAGGTGTCAACTGGAATCAGCGTTGCGCAGCCACTTAGAAGCCCGCTCACCAAGACCAATGTCGTCCAAACTCTCAATTTCATCTTCAACCTCCCGAGCAGTCCGCATGCTGTCGATCAAATGCTGATCGGCCTCACGCTCATACTCGTGAACACTGTCACGCTTACCGCGAAAATACGCAAGAAGAATAGCAGCAAGCACGACGCCTGCGGTCGCAAGATACGTCTTTATGCGACCAATCAGAAACATCAGCGGTCACCCGCCTTCCACTTCTTGATCCGTTCCAGATCGATAATCCCCGTGGCAGTCAGGATGATCACACCGAGGACGCCAAGGATCAGAAGATTGGGCCACTCCAGCCCACCGAGTGCACCAACCACAGGGGTAGCAATCCCTGCAATCTTCGTAAGTTGCGAAGCTTGGATCGTCCGCGATTGCGTAATCGATGTCCGTGGTTGTGGGGCTGGGCGGTTGTTGAGCCATGGGCCTACTTGGAAACCAGGGCATGCCTTGTTGGCATACTCGTTGTGTCCACTCACCTTCGTAATTGTCGGGTATTCCGTCTTCAGACGCTCAATAAGGTTCTGCAGGGCAACGGCCTGTTCAGGAGTAAAGTTATCAGAGAACGCATCCGTCTTGGTGCTGCCATGGCCACCGAACAAAGAAATGCCAATGCTGTTGCTGTTGTGCCCACGCGTATGAGCGCCCGCTGTTTGAACAGGGCGACCTTCTACAACAGTGCCGTCACGGTCGATGAGATAATGATACCCAATGTCGGACCAGCCATTGCCTTCAACGTGCCACTTACGGACTTCGTTGACCTTTTGCGCTGTGGTGCGGCTAAGCCACCAGTCGGCACGAGTAGCCGTGCAGTGCACGATGATTTCATTTATTTCACGCATTAGAATATTCCTTGGAACTTGTTTGCACGGGGCGAAGAGCTAAACCGCGACTGAACCGCGCCGCCCTTGGCTTTGCGCTGCTTACCAGCCTTTGATAACGCAATCGCGACAGCCTGCTTTTGTGGCCGACCCGCTTCCATTTCAGTGCGAATGTTTTCGCTGATGACCTTTTGGGAGCTTCCGCGCTTGAGTGGCATTACCCTCTCCTCATCATAGCTTCACGCTGCACGTCGATACGCTCACGGTTTACTTCGTTGCGCTCGTCAGCAATCTGTTCTTGAAGCTCAAGCCGCGCGCTGTCCGCTACTGCGTTCTGGCGCATCTTCATCTGATCTAGCGCAAGCTTTGCACGGTCGATCTCGGCTTTGCTCTCGTTCTCCATCTGGGAGTTCCTGCAGACGGATCGCGACCAACGGATCTTGCTCCTCGCCGTTGCGGCCTTTGTATGTCAGCTTAGGCATAAGCTCGGCCAGCATTTCTGCTTCAACCTGCGCTACACGAGCCTCGATTTGTTCTGGTGCATACTGAACAGGAGGCTGCATTGCCATCTGCTGCAGCTGTTGTTGAGCGACCATCGGATCAATTGCCCCTGCCTGTGTCAGAAGTTGAATTTGCTGCGCATCCATTTGCGGTGCTGCCATCAATGCCGACACTTCTTTCTCCACCTGCTCACGTGCTTTCAATGCGATGTGCTGCATGCAGTGCACCGTCAACGCCGCCAACACAGCGGGGACTTGCTGCAAAATCGACATTTCCAGAAGTGTAAGGTGTGCCGCAATATGTGCGTCGTGATCCTGACCTGGGAATGCCTGCGGTGTTTGCCCGCCAACCATGGCTGAGTTTTCCGCAACCGGATCCTGCGGCATAGGCTGCGGAGGCGGAGGCAGGATTTCGTCAATATTTTGCACCTCCAACGCTTGATACATCCGTCGATACGCCGCATGGAGGTTATGCATTTGCGGGTTGGACTGAGCTAGCTGTAACTGGGTCTGAGCTAGCGATACCCGCTGCGCCATCGAGAAGATGTTTGGATCGGAGACGGGGAGGACGTCGATCCGAGCGTCGAAGTCTTCAGCCTTAATCTCTGAGGGCGCACCGGCCACCTCATAGGGATACACGGGAGGGAGATTTTCAGCGAAGATACGCGCAAGCAAACGGAACTCCGTCTTTTGCGCGTAGTGCAACCTTTTATGGATTGCCGACATGACCTTCATGCCGCGCTCCAATAAGGCTACAGTCGTGCCCACAGGCATCTCTTGGTTGCCGTCACCGATCTTCTGATCGGCCAAAGCCACAAAGCGGCGACCGTCTTCAACCAAACCGCCAAGCATAGCGGCCAAGGTTCCAGACGGCTCTTTGTACGGCAGCGGAATAATTGCATCACGGATGTTGCCACCCGGTGCATCGATGTCACGGAACTCGCCCGGCTGCAGCGGTTCGTCGCTGTCACGAACACGCACACCACGTGCCTTAAAGCCTGCAGGCAAGTTCGCCAAAGTACCAGCGTCAATCAACTGACGCAGCAAGCTTGTTGCCGCACGACCCAAACCACCGATCATGTGGATCAAACCAAAGCCATAGAAGCCCAGACCCGGCATAAACTTGTAATGCACAAAGTACTGACGCTTGCGCTTCATCATGTCGCCTTCGTCATAGTTCCGGCGAATGCCCAAAACCTGACCAGAGCTCTCGTCAATCGTCACGATATAAGGAAGCTTGATGCCGGTTGGCTCACCGGTCATCGGATCTTTGTCTTCAAAACCCTCAAGATCGAGTTCGACGTGCATCTCCAGCACAGTCAAAACATCGTCAGTGTAGTTCTTCGACAAGCCCTCAAGCTCGTTAACTTTTTGACGAACAGGGTTTTCTTCTGTATCATCAGAGGGTTGTAGGTCTACGTCACGGTAGACACCCGCATACTGCATCTTCTTTACGTCGTTCATATCCATGCGGAGCACGTGAGTGACGCGGCTTGCAGTGCCAAGATCAGATGCGGAATACGGAACCACGAGATCCTGCGCTGGAATAAACTTCGAAACAGCGCGGTTCTTGGTTACGTCAAAGTATACCTTCTTAAAGGTCGAACCAGAAAGCGGTAAGTAAAACAGCATCTGGTCCATGTCTGGATCGAACTCTTCCATCACCTCAGTGACTTGGTAGTTCATGAAATCCTTGATGCGGTTGGCCTGCTGCTCACGCTGCGGTGTTTTTGCGCCTAGGATATTCGTGCGAACAGGGCCACCAGAAGGCAATAGTTCCTTGTACGCCTGTGCTTGAAACTGGGTCACGCTCTCCGAAATCATCGGATGGGTCACGCCAGATGCGCCCTCGAATGGTGTGCTTCGCTCCTCGGTTTTCAAGCCCAGAAGGTCCAAGCCGTTGGTATAGGTCTCTTCCCACTCTGAGCGGGAATCCAGATCGTCGTTGTATAGTCCCCGAAGTTCGGAGGACAACTCGCCCAGAGTACCGTCGTCCAGGAACTCTGCAAGGTTGGCGTCAAACGGGATCAGTTCTTCCCCTACACCCATTTCATCAAGCATAGCCATGGCCTGCACAATTGCACCGCCCGCGCCGTCGTCAATGACTTCGGCTCCGCCCTCAAACTCTTCAGGCCCGTTGACCATAACTTCCATTTCAGGAAGGCCAGCGGTATCGGTTGGGTCAATGCCCGAATCTACAAGTGAGCCCATAGGGCGTGGTGGTAGAGCCATTAATAATACTCCCGCTTACGGGGCCTCCATTCATCTTCTTCAACACCTTCGTCATGTAGAGATATAAAACCTCCTTGACGAAAGCGCATCAAGGCTAGCGTCATGCTATCACAAAAGTCGTCATGATCGCCATTAGGAAATGAAATAACCTCTTCGACGACTTCTTCCGCAAACGGCTTGGCCATTGGAGCCCACACTACGCCAGCTTCAAACAGCGGCGCAACCATGTGCATGCGGGTTATTTTGTCGTTGCCTTTGCCCGGCGAGAAGCCCAACGCTGGAATGCCGCGCAGCCGCAACTCGTCAATGAGAGGCGTCCCCGTCGCTTTGGCCTCAACCAAAACCATATCCGGCTCCCAGTATTCGTGTTCTTCATAGGCAATCTCCTTCAACTCAGGGAAGTTCCATCGGCCCCTTCGGGCATCGAGCAGAATTACATGATCCGGGCCACCTTCCTGTGGCTCGAACACACCCCAAGTGGTGATTGCCGAGTAGTCCGCCGTCTCTTTCTTTGAGAACGCGGTATCATATGCCTGAAGAATATACTTAATGTTTGGTATATCTTCCTTTTCCCAATCCTGCCACCACTCACGCTTCACAATCGCGCTTTCAGACGCGGTCGGTTGCTGCTGCCACTGAGCATTCCATTTGCCCAGAGGAAGCGAGGCTTTGATCCCGAGCAGGGCGTCTTTCTCCCAGAACTCAGGCCAAAGAGGTTCATCAGATGGCATGATGGCGGGAAACTCTACGACTTCCCACTTATCAGCCATGATGTCATTGGATTGTTTTTCGAGCAGTCGACCCGTCAGGTCCTTCTTACCCCAGCGTGTCATAACCAAAATAATTGCGCCGCCGGGCTGCAAACGCTGTCGAGGACCAGAGGTGTACCACTCATACGCGTGGTCAAACGCGGTCTCGCTCAACGCATCCTGTTCAGAATGCGGGTCGTCAATGATGAACAGGTCCGCGCCACGGCCAGTAACAGCCGCGCCAACACCAGCAGCAAAATATTCGCCACCCGCCGATGTCTGCCATTTCCCCGCACCTTTGTTGTCCTCTTTCAAGTTCGTATTCGGAAATATCTCTTTGTACATCGGATCGTCGATTAAGTCGCGGACTTTACGACCAAATCTGACAGCAAGCTCCGTGTTGTGTGTCGCCTGAATGATCTTGAGCTTGGGATTGCGACCCAAAAACCACGCTGGCATGAGGTAAGATGCGAACTCGGACTTGGAGTGTCGAGGGGGCATGTTGATAATAAGACGCTTCAACTCACCACGGGCTACACGCTCCAACTTTTCAGCGATGATCCGATGGTGTCGGCCCTCGATAAAGTTCTCATAAACGTGATGCACGAACGGCATAAACTGTTCCTGCGCAGTATCACGCAGGTCCAGCCGTTTCTTCGCCTCTGTCAGAGCGAGGATCTCTTTGAGCGCCTCTTCTGGGAGTGCTTGTAAATTCATGGTCTATTGACGTTTAAGGATGCAAGTCCTGCAGGGGTTTGTGGTGCAATAGTGATAGGCGTAACCGTTGGAGTCGGAATAGTAATAGGTGACCCAATAGGCTGCAACGCAGGAACTTGGACCGTTGGTGCCGCAGTGTACTGACCAGCCACCTCATATGGACCGCTGTAAGCCGGTGTTTGTTGAAACTCCTGCTGGAACGGATCCAACACGCAAGATTGCGTTGCTTCGTCGTACTTATAACCGTCAGGACACTCGGGTGTTTCCGGAGTAACAGGCTCTGTTGGTGCCGCGTCAACGGGTCTTGGCTCGTTGTCGTCATCGCCACTGTTCTGGAACGGATCAATCATGGCCCGAGCGGCTTCTACGTCGATGTTTGGATCGTTGAATGTGGCGTTTGTGGTTTGTGTGCCAGTGTAACCCAGTGGGTTACCCGCCGCATCCACAGCCATAGACCCAATAATCATCCCGTTTTCGTTGGTCACAGGAACGTAGCGGGCTACGTCCGCTCCAGGTCGAGTCAAGAAACGACCGACGGCATTACCAGAGCCCTGATAATAGTTGAGCGGAGTGGTAAGCTGATCTTGGATGGTGTTCCGTGTAAAACGGCTTATGGCACCCAAAACACCCATGTTCGTGGCACGTGTTACA